TGACAATGGCATCGCCCTGGCCACGGCCTCAGCAGCATTTGCTATTCAGGAGATGTACGTTGTGCTGCAATACGATGGATCCGCTTTTACCAATTTTGACGGCATCCTTGGCGCCTTTAATAACACTTGGTATATTAGCGGTAACAACGTGGGCACAGCGCTGCAAAGCGGCACGTTTGATGGTGCATTTATTAACGGGAACAACGGGACGAATCGCTTCTCTAATGTGTTTACGGAAATCCAAAGCCCATGCCTACTGCGCGTGAAGAACACGACCGCATATAGCTCAACCACTAGGGTTGGTTTTGGCATGGATCGGAACCTGGTTAGCCTTGGTCGTGGGTGGAGTGGCTACATCGGCGAGATGCTGGTTTTCGACACGCTCCTGCCATCCGGTGACCGCACCGATCTGGAAACCTATCTTATGGATAAGTGGGGGATCTGACATGGCCATTCCCTTCCCGCCACTGGAGCCCATTGCCGAAGAGGGCGGCCGTGAACTGAAGCTCGGTCGCTTTCCCAATCGCCGCTATGAGCCGAAGAACGGCGGCAGTGCTTCTGTCCGTGGCTTTGGCGCGTTGAGCGTTGACGCCAGCCTGCGAATCGCATTTGGTGTTATCACCGATGAGCAGATGGCAGAAGTGTGGGCCGCCTGCGATGCAGCGCAAGGGGATTACAAACCGCTTGAATTGCCAGCCAAGTTCTTCTTTGGCATCAAAGCGGAACTGCTAGCCAAGATTCCGCCAACACTTGAATGGCATTTTGCGCCCGGCGAGCTGAAGTACGAGCAGGTTGCACCGGGCTATACACGACTGGAGCCCATCACGTTCATCGGGCAACTCGCTGAGCAATACCGTAATCACGGTGCGCCTGTTGTTGCAACTCCATCACCCGGCTTTGGCGCAGATGGTGCATGGGTTGGGAGTGGGACTTGCGCCGAAGGTATCGACTGGGGCGGATTCAACCCTTTGCTTTATCCCTTTTACAGAGTTGTTGGCGAAGGAGGCGGGCTGCCTTCTGCTTGGATTTCCACCGGCAATCCGCCTGTATTTACAGGCCCGTTTACGGTAAGCCCAACCTCGCTTGCTTGGTGGGGAGGAGGGCCAATCTACCCAATGCCACCATTCACGTCGGCTGGTGGCTTTCTTGGAAGTATTATGGCAGAAGGCGGTGACACTTTTCGCTCTTGGTTTGGCGCCACTAATACTGGCGCACCATTCATTCCCACAGATCCGGTAACTTTTGAGTTTAGCTTTGACGGCGTAAATGTTTCCGCTTCATGGGCAGGCGTACCATCGCCACCAGACCCCTCATTGTGATTTATGACCACCTTCCCCCCCATCACGCCCACTGTTCGCTCCGGCGGCACTGGCGAATACGCCGTCAAGACATTTCCGCAGATGGCCGGCAATGTCACCAAGCGTATTTACGCCCGCTACGCTAACAAGATTCCGCTGATACTGGAGTTCGGCGGTGAAGGCGGAATCCCCGATGAGCAAGTCGCGCTAATTTATCAGGCGTGGCTCGACTGCTCTGCTGATCGCATCTCCGTCACGATCAGTAGCCCGCTGCTTGCCGGCATGGATCCAGCGCTGCAGGCCCGTATCCCCAGTGGGATGCAGTTCTTCTTCTCCGATGAGGAGCCCTCCATCGTGGACACGGTGCCCGGCCGCAAGCTGGTGCGGCTGCGCCTAGAAGGTCGATTCGCCGCTCGCCATGTCGCGTAGACTGGGTGCTCAGCAGCACTCCCCATGGCAGTCCTGACGGGCCGCAGCGGCCAGCTCTTCGTGGACGGCACCCGTGTCGCCCGCTGCACCGGATGGTCGCTCGATGAGCAGCGCCCCATGCTGGACGTGACGCCAGTGGACTCCTGGGACGCCGAGGTGATCCCCGGCCGGCGCGAGGCCACCGGCACCGCCAAGCTGCTCTACGACCCGACCGATGCCGCCGCGCTGGACCTGTTCGACTCGATCCTGCTGGATGGCGTCAGCGAAAAGCCGATCACGCTGCTGCTTGATTCAGCGACGGATCTCGGCTATCCGGTCAACGTGCATGTGTCGTCAGCGAGTCATGCGGTAAATCGCGGCGAAGCGCAGATGCGTGACATCAGCTTCCGCGTATCCGATGTCGGCATTGAGCTGGAAATTATTGGCAACAGCCAAGCATCACAAGGTATCACCCAGTTCTACACTGGCGCTGTTTTCGGCCTTGATGGCGCCTGGAATTTCCTGTGGACGAGCAGTGGCCCAACGATTGCTGACCCTACGGCGCAATCCACTAATATTACATTTCCCGATACAGGCACATTTACGATCACGTTAACGGCAACTCTTGGGCTGACTGTTTTAACGGCGACAAAAACAGTAGAAGTGATTGAAACGCCGTTAATGTGGATTGCGAGGACAACCTCAGCGCAAAACACCACTAGCGGAGTGCTCAGAGGCGTTGCAGGGATTGATGCTGTAAATCAATATGTCTACGCTGTGCAAGAGATTGACCCTGATACATCAGTTGGGCCAAATGGATTTTTAATTCATAAATACGATTACAATGGTGTTCGTATAACCACAAAGCGAATAGATGGTTTTAGGGACCAGTCTATTAGCGGTGTCAACGACACGCCTGGCACCTGTCAGCCATTGTCCAATGGCGATGTTTTTGTCACGTTCAACATGAGCGTGTCTGGACTGGGCACACCGTTTCAGTGGATGAGAATATCGGCTGACCTAAGTACAATTATTTATCAATTCAGAATGACGGGCAATAGCCCTAATGAATGGCAAGCAGGTTATTATGACCCTGATACAGAAAGATACTATATTTTTGATCAATCCCAATCAGACGGTGTTTATGGCATTGGCTATATTGATCTTGCAACTGGTGTTTTAACGCTATTTGCGATCACACCAACCGCAGGAGGTACTCCAGTTAGGGGCGCTTGCGTTAAACTGTCTAGCGGAAAACTGCTCTTTGCTTCTTCCCAAGGGGATGCTACAAAGCAGTTTTTTGTAGAGTGCAATTCTGATTTACGCGTAGGAGGGCTGCCTGCTCCTACGCGAGTTATTGAATACAATTTTAGCGGTGGTGTTGGGATTGACCCAATTCCCCTGGAAACAGCTAATTACATTGTTACCGTTGCCAATAGTGGAATACTTCGTTTCAGCAAAACAGACTACACCTTTGTCAGTGGCAGAAGCACGGCCACTGACGGCCTAGGAATAGTTATTGGCGCTTACACCACTGGTAGCGAAATCATACTTCTAACGACAGGGCAGGGAGTCTATATTCATCGATACGACGAAGACCTAAACTTTATTGGCGGCAACAGGTTAATGCCTAGCCTCAGCACGGCACCAACTTATCTTGATAATGGCCCTAGCTTCTTTAGTCGCCCTATGCCTATCGATGGAGGTGTTGCTATTAACAGTGCTTTTGATCCCGGGCTTGGACTTTTTGCGCTGCATGTTTCTCAGAAGTACACCACGGCAGAGAATAATGAAATGGTTTTATTCGGACGTACTCAATACGGAGGAAGCGCAGTTCTGGATTACAGCGTTGGAAGAATGGTGGCACAATCAAGCAGCGAAGGCGCGACTGCAACGCGAACCCTGTCAACCACTTTTGATCGAAGCTGGACATTTGCGGATAGAGCACTAGCAACAACAACTACCTCTCTGACTATTGCCAATATAACTGGGCTAACTTTCCAGTCTTACGTGCTCACCGAATGATCAAATCTGGCTCCCACGGACAGCTACTTGTTGACGGCTACGATCCGATTCGCTGTACCGATTGGACGCTGAACATTGAGCGCGACGTGAAGCCGCAAACGCCGATCTACCGCTGGGATCAGCGCAGCATCCCGCTGAAGCGATCGGCCCGTGGCGAAGCGTCTATCCTTTACGATCCGGATGACATCGGCTACGCCGAACTGTTCGACAGCTTCCGCAGCAACGAGCCGCCTGCCGTCGAGCTGCTTCTTCGCACGGACGCGGCTGCCGACTCCGGCTACGATGTTCAGGCCCATGTCTCCGGTGTCGGCACCGTTGTTGCCGTGAAGGACGCCCACCGCGTCAGGCTGAGCTTCGCCGTCACTGGCCCCGTGGTGCCCGTCTGATGGCCATTCTCGGTGACATGGGGGCACTGAGCCTGCAGCGCGAGCCGGCGGCCCCTGGACTGCTCCGGGCGGCCGATCTGGACATGCCCAACAGCCGCGTGCTGCTGCTCGACACGGCCTACATGACCGGCGATCGGGTCACGCTGTCGCTCACAGGCGGCTTACCGCTGACCGATGCGACCGACACGGAGACCTACTGGATCCACCGGGATTCGCTCGATCGGATCAGCTTTCACTTGCTGGCGCAAGATGCGATCAACAACGTCAATCGCGTAGCGTTCAACAGCAGCACATGGGCAGACATTGAGATTGAGCAAGTAGCGCCGCCGCGCAAGTTTGTCGCTGACATCCGCGAGTGGAATCTTGATCTCGATTCTGCCGCTATCGACACGACACCGATCGGTGTTCGCTTTGGCGAAAGCATCTGTGATCTGGTAACGGGCGCTGGCAGCTTCCGATTCCTAATCGAGCGGCGCAGCGATGACGAGATCATAAACGCGCTTGACCTGCTGCAACTGCTGCTACTGACAGGGCCGGGCAGTAGAGCGTCGGCCAACCTTTGGCTGCAGACCGAAAGAGCGGCGATCGGCTGTAACGAATTGCTGCCCGGTAGCATCTACTACGAAGCTGACATTCTGATTGTCGCAAGCTCAGTACAGGTAACGCCTGATGCGCTGATCGAAGGCGCGGTCAACTTTGCGACGACGGAGGAGATTGCGCTTCGGGTTTCAACCTGAACTTGCTCGTATGACACTCGATCAGCGCAGCAGCATCATGCTGTCCGTTATCCGCAAGATAATCAGCGACCGCGTAGATCACCTGATTCATGCGCTCGCGGCTTTGGAGCGTGGTGAAGCTCACTTCGGCTGACCAGAACGCATCAATGCAGCGTTCAATCAGATCAACGTTTTCCAAGGCGGCGCTACCTACTCACCCCATCCTACAGGAGGCTTCCGTGTCTGTCGTTACTGTTGATGTTGTGCCGGTCAACGGCGAACCCATGTGGCACGCCGTTATCAATGGCGTTGAATACCTGGAGCGATCGGGCCAGCGCATCCGAGAGCTTGTGTCGCGCATGACTTCTACCGATGACGGCGGTGCTACACTTGAGCAGGCCCGGAACTGATCTATGGCCGGCATCACCTACATCGTCGGCGCTGAAGCTGCTCTACAAGAGTTGCTGCACAGATCCGATGCTACCGCTGACAGTCTCGATAACATCGATCGTCGGCTTTCCGCTCTCACTTCTGCTCTTACGAGGTTTCAGATGACTTTTGAGGAAAACGTCCAGCTCCTGATCAACTACACCAAGGCGCTCAAGGCAAAGCTGGATGCCATCGACTCCGGCGCGACCGATGAGATCATCGCCGGCCTGCAAGCCGAGGTGGCCGCCACTGCCGCCGCTCTGACCGCCGCTCAGGCCGAGATCGCCGCCGACACCGCTCAGGAGGAAGCGCTCAACCCGCAGATTCTGGAGCTGCTGGCGGAGCCCGAGGCGCCTGCTGAGCCCGTCGAAGAGGAGCCTGCCCCTGAGCCCGAGGCGCCCGTCGAAGAGGAGCCGGCCCCTGAGCCTGAGCCCGGCGAATCGGACATGTTCGTGCCGCCTGTGGACGACGGTCCCGACATGGTGGCCTGATAGCATCAGGCCAGAAAACGACTCAGCCCCTGCTTCGGCGGGGGCTTTTTATTGGAAGATCGGCCGGGGCAGACGCTGATCAGGCCAGCGCCCTTTGCGGTAATCCCCCGGCGGGAACCGTATGTGCGTGAACCCTACAGCACACGCTTCTGCTTGGCAAGTTTCTCCAGTTCGGCAATCACCAAGTTCTCGACCCACTTGGCGGGTCTCACGTTTTCCGCGTCTGCCGCGTCCTCCAGTCGAAGGAACACGTCAGGCAGCAGCAGGAGCTGCAGTCGGGTTCGTCGTCCGTGCAGGTCAGCCATTGGAAAACATGGGCGCCATGGCTTGCATGGCAATCGAGTGTGGAATTGAGCCCAGCCGGGCCTCGCGGGCGTGCAGTTCCATGAGGAAACCCGCAAACTTGAACCAGCCCTGTTCCAAATCAGCGGCGTTCCAGAAGTGGTCTTTCGATCCTTCGGCCCAGCCGATCCAGTTCATGCCGCGCTCAACCTTTATGCCGTAGCACGATTCGATCATCGCGGCATAGGCGCCCTGCTGCATCTGCCATTCAGGCCGCACCTTCGGCGCCAGCGGCTGCCCCGCAGGGCTGTATTTCAGCATCTGCGTTTTCCAGTCCACCAATGTCAGCACACCGTCAATGACAGCAAGCAGATCAGGCGTACCAGAAAAAAAGCAGGCTTTGTGAACCAGTGGCTGCTCAATGAGAAAGACATCTGTGATGCGAGGAAGAAGGCTGTCTATCCAGACATCCAGAATAGATGATGCTTCATTATGCAAGACGGAAGGCGGCGGCCTGCGAAGCAGCGCTGACTGTACATGTGCATGAAAATCAGTCCCCACCTGCGCCCTGTGATTGCGCCACAGCTCCATAAAGCAGTTGGCCTGCTCCAGGGATAGCGGGCCACGGGGCCACAGCTTATCGGCGGCTTCCGCCTCCGGCTCGGTAAGTCCCTTCGTCATCAACCGCTTGCGCCAGTGCGACCAGTTCATCGCCTTGGCCTCTGTGGCCTCCATCACCTGCGAGCAGGAATAGAGCGGCAGCACGCCCAGCCGTGGATGGCTGAACGTGTACCGGTGCTCCTGCTCGCTGAAAGAAAGCCCCTCCACGGGAGGGAGGAGCTTGAGCGTCACGGCCATCAGAACGCAGGGGCGTCAGCGGGCATGGGCGAAGGCGGCTGCTGCTGGAGCGGGACGGCAGGCGGCAGCGGCTGCCCCTGCGCCGGCCCCCACTGCTGCGGAGCGGGCTGTTGTGGCACGCCCCACTGCTGGGTCGGCGGCTGCTGCGGAGGCGCCCCCCAGGCGGGCTGAGCAGGCGGCTGCCTCCACTGCTGCGGCGGTGCGGCCTGCTGCTGCGTGGCCAGGTAGGCAGCCCTCTCGGAAGGACTTTCGATCTGGCCCGACAGGATCAGCTTGGTGCTGCCATCAGCCCGCCAGACGGACACCTTGCACGAGACGATCGGCTCGCCCTGCTGATTCGTGCCGGTGAACTGCCCGGTCTGGAGCAGTTGGGCCAGCTCAGCGATGAACTGCGCCGGCAGCTCGATCATGCCGTTGCCGTCGGGCTGGTTTTGCGCTTGCTTGCGGTCGTTGCGGAAAATGGCGATGCGTGCGGATTTCATGTCAGTGAGTCGGTGGGGTCAGGTTGCCAGTCATGGCGTGGTAGGCGCCTTGGCGCCATGCGGCGCGGGCGATAGCGCAAATTGCCGCAACGATTTCTTCTTGCGACTTTGTGGGTCTATCAGGTAGAGCATCAGCGCCGTGCTTCTCCCACCACGCATCAAACGCGATGGGCTCCTGTTCATCGGCTACAGCCATGCCGCACCTACCTGATTGTTCTGCGGCATCTGGGCAGGCGCATTGCGCTGCTGACCTTGCGGCAGTTGGCCCTCGTAGCCCTGCGGCACAGGATTTGCCAGCGCAGCGCCGTCATCGTCATCATCGGCAGCACGGCCGAGAATGTGCATAAGGTTGTAGCGCATCCCGTAGGTGGCAGCAGCGCCGGCCTTCTGGGTCGAAAGATCAGCGATCGGAAAGCTGCTGCTCAGTTCAGTGCCAGAAGGCATGTGGCGAATGGTTGTCTTGACGACGAACATTCCAGGCACGCCATCCAGCGGCTCAAACGCCGACGTGATGATGCAGCCGACATCGAGCAGCGGATCGCGGATCATGGACAGCAGATTGCTCAGCGTCAGATACTTGGTTTTCAGGTAGGTGTTAATGCCGTCCTTGGTGAGTGCGGGAAACGTGGCAGAAGCAGCGGCAAGCGCTGTGTAGATGTCCTCTTTGACCGCAGGCTTTGCCGCAGTCTTGGGCGTGGGCGCAGCAGTCGTTTCTGCTGCGGTGGGGGCAGTAGGCATGTGTGGTTCGGGTGAACGCTCTGAACTGTAGCACAGGGGGTCTCGGATGGCAATACGACAGTCTGTGAAGCCCGTCGCTTGACCCCCTGCTAACGAGGGTGTAAGATTCTGCTGTTCACCCCACAAAACACCCCATGTCCATGTTCACGTCCATGCTGTATCTGCTTGACGAAGCCAAGGCAGACGGCATCAACACTGGTAAAGATCACTGCCAGTTCGTCATTGACCGCGACGCCTTCTGGAGGGAAATCGAGCGCGAATGGCTCAAGGTGTCCGAGCCGCTGTCCGCTTTCGGTAAATACATCTTTCTGCAGTCGGGCCTTGGTCGCGTTGAACTGCGCTGCCTTGACGAGCTTGGCCACCGCTACGATGACGATTCCCGCTCAAGGCGGTTTGTTCTGACTGAGGACTGGCAGGTTGAGGCCAATGGCGACGAAACGCTGAAGCAGATGGCCAGGCGCATGTACAAGTCGCTACCTGAAGTGATGAAAGACGACCGCTGGCCCTACCTGATCAACGCTGCCGAAACAATGCAGCAGATGAGCGATCTGTATGTTCGCATTGAAGCGCTGCGCCGTGCGTCTCTGAGGCTGAGCCGTGCCTGATGTGTGCTACAGTAACCACAGCAGCTAACGCACATGCCAAAGCCCATCAAAGCCTGCGCCAACCCTGATTGCAGCAGGCGCGTCTATCACCCGACACGCGACTACTGTTCGTCCTGTTGGCCTAAGTTCACCGAAGAAGGCCGCGCTTACAATGCTGAGCGGCAGCGCAAACACGCCGCCAAAACAAAAGCGCATTTTCTTGCGGTTGCCGCCATGAAGGCCGCGCCACTGCTGCTGATCTGCGCTGGCGCTGGGTGGGCCGATGTGTTGCCGGAAGGCGTCGGAGTCGCCGGCAGCCGCCCCGTGCAGGCCGATCCGCTCGATCCGCTGGGCTACCGTCCCGCCAAGCTGCCGCGCATCCATGGCGGCCACTCCAGCGGCAGCCTGTTCGATCCCCCGGTGACGGGTCGCGGTCGCATCGCCGGCCCTGCCCTGCTCGCCTCGTGGCGTGGTGCGCCTGCAGGCTGGAATCCGCCGGGGATCTACGGGCCTGGGCGCGGTGGCGGCTGGAGCGGCGGCGGCGGTGGCCATGGTGGCGGTCATGGTGGTGGTGGGAGGCCGCCGCATCACGATCCGCCGAACGAACCTGCCGTGCCCGGCCCTGCTGGGGTGCTCGGGCTGGGGGTGGCGCTTGGGTGGGCGCAAAGGATAAGGAGGAGGGTAGGGAAATGATCGACTGCAATTCCGAGTGATCGGCTGCCGCAGCCATCACCCCGCGATCTATAGCTTGAATCATCAGCATCGCCCACCAATGGCTAACCCTGTTCAAGCCCTAGATGCGGCAATCCTTAACCATCTGCGCAATCATCCGAGGGCTCATTCTTTGTCGTCTTTCGTCATCCGCCAGCTAGCACGGCACACCGATGACTGCCGAGATGGCCGGCTGCCAAGTCGCCTAATCGAGTCGCGCATGAAAGCCCTCCGCCTCGCCGGGTGCTGGTACTGGTGCCCGAGCCGTCGCTACGTCGTCGAACCATCCCTTACCGAAGCCACCGATGACTGACCCCACCCTCGACCTGCTGATCAAGTTGGCCAGCCACATGGCCTACATGCAGGGCCAACTGGAGGCCGACCACCAGTTCGATGACCCCGAGGACTACTACTGGTATCGAGAGAGCGTTGCGCTGCGCAAGCGGGTGCAGCAACACCTGTCAGCAGGCTCCGCAGCGTCCACACGATTCCCCATCTATCCGAGCAGCTCGATGACTGACCCCAACCCACTGAGCCCCGCCGCACAGGCAGTGCTGGATGCCGGCCTTCTACCTATGATCGTCAGCGAAACGGGCGCTGCTGGCGAGCCCGAGCAAGAGCGCATCATCTGCTCAGCGATCTCAGGCGGGGCTGATTATGCTAACAACATGCCGCGAGAGCTGTTTCTTGAAAGAGTAAAAGTTGGCATCGCCGGTCGCAAGTCAATTTTTGCTAGATACATTCAGGCATCGCTGGAGGTTGCTCAAGCGAGCCCACTCGCGCCGCTCCAGCCAGTGCCGATTAGCGAGCGGCTGCCGGGGCCGGAGGATTGCGCTTTTAATGTTGGCGCGACCGTGGGATCTTGCTGGTGCTGGAACCCTCCATCATGCGATGGATCAACCGGATGGTGGTCTTTTGAGCCCTTGGAATACGCAGAAGATGCGACCCACTGGCTCCCCGCCCACGCCCTGCCGCTGCCCACCACCACCACGGAGCCGACCGATGACTGACCCCACCCCCCTGAGCACCGCCGCACAGGCGGTGCTGGATGCCACGTTTGACCACTGGCCTGGCGGGCACAACCACCCAAACAAGCGAGTGTGCCTCGCCGCCGCCCTGCGTGCTGTAGCGGATCAGGTGGTGCCGGAGCATTACGACCCTCCCCGTGAAGGGTCATTCCCGGAAGCGGGAGCATTTGTCGATGGCAAGAGCGTCCGCAACGAAGACGCTCGCTATCAACTCCTCGCCATCGCCGCCGAGCTGGAGGGTGCCAATGGAGGATCGCAACGCCATCCGTGCCCTGCTCACCGAACAGGCGCGGATCGCTAGGGAAGGCCAATGATCCAGCCTGAATACCTCGCGCAACTTCGCTATCAATACATGCCGTGTCAAGTGCTATTGATGGTGCAACTTGAGCAAAAAGGCAAGCAGTGGTGGCCTAGTTTCATGGCAGCAGCCGACGAACTTGGGATGCACCGCAACACCATGCGGAAAGCACTTCGTATCTTGATCAAGAACGGACTCGTCGGCTGCCACCTACACAAGGCAGGCCGTGGCGGTTTCTGGCTTTGGTGGGTCAAGTCCAATGCAGATGACAAGCCGCCCGATCCACCATGTTGGAAGTTGCGTGATCTGCGAGTTGGCCGCACTGTTAGAATCCCGGTCAATGGGCTGCACGAATGGTGCGCCAAACATGGCTACAAGTACAACACGGTTTACTGCTTTCTTACTGGCTACAGCCCACTACTCAATCGCCGCTACAGGCTCATGTCAACGCCGATGGATGAAATCACCGAAGCAGATGACCTAAAGCCGATCGCAGCGTGATACACTGACATCCGTGGGGTCTCTTGTAGACGACTGAGCCGGTGAGGGTGGACTCACCGGCTTTTTCATGGGCGTAGACTGGCGGCGATACCTCCAGAGCCCCATGGCCCAGCTCGACTACACCGGCCCCAACGGCGCCACGATCGACAAGTACGAAGGGCTCGTCGTGCCGGCCCGCCACTACCGCGTGATCGGCGGCGGCGATCAAGACCTGACCGTTCGCTTCAAGGAGGAGGACGACACTGGGATGCGTGCTGAGCACGCGCTGCTGGCGATCCTGGCGGAACGGGTCCGCGAGAAAATGCTGGACGACGTGAACGGCCGTCAGGAAGGTCTCGATGCGATCACCAAGATTAACAGCGCGATGATTCTACTGGAGCGTTACCTGGTTGCGGTGAACGAATGATCACCGATCAATCGGCTTGATCGCTTTATACAGCAGCGACTTGCGCGGACCCGGCACCCACTCACCGTACTTCGCATCTACCAGTTTCTGCATAAACACTTGGATGCTGTCGGTGGGATACTCCTTGTGGTATTTTTTGTTCAGATGATTCTTGCGGAACTGCGCTGCCGACAGAGGCTCGATAAAGCCCATGCGTTGAAT